TATTCTTGGGCATTGTTTCAGTTTGCCAAAGCTACTGAATTTTTCTTTAGAAACTTGATTCGATTTCCCGAACAGTTATTTATATTCGTTGATACATTGTGTAGTCAGCCTAAAAATACCAATGATAAAAATATCCATGTGTTATCGGCATTTAATGAAACTGGCGATATCACAAATAGATTTAAATTATTCCTTTGGAAGTATTGGAATACAAGTAGAGAGGTGCATGACGAGAATGGTGTTGATATTAGTAAATTTATTAAATTATTCAATTGCACAATGTTATATTGTTCTTATCTACTAACGGATCCATCTAATCTAGAACAAGAATACGAACAACAAGTTAAAAGAATGCTAATCACGAAACAAGAAGCAAAGGGTAAATTTCAAAGATTTACAAAGAAGGATTTAAAATTTGCATCAGTTAGCAGTAGTCGAGATTCGCAAAAAAGTCATGAAATTATTAATGATGAATTTTTACATGATATTATTATGGAAGGAGCGGATAATGATTTACAAGCGAAGGAAACTAATTTATTATTTTCTCATTGTACGTTTGAATAAAATACTTTTTAAGCATAAACTACTTTCTAAGTATACTTTTAAAACACTTATTACTTTCTAATTATACTTTTCAAGTATGGGTTATAGTCATTTTATTTTCTAATTATACTTTTCAAGTATGGGTTATCTTCAATATTATCATCCTTCTTAGGCATGGAATCAATCAGTTCATATAATGGCTGACAGCCTAATTTAAAGTCCTCGTATAAATTAGCTATAGTATATCTAAATGGTTCCGCATCATCCTTTATATAACATAATTTTTGATATTTATTCGCATTTGGATCATTCTTACTTGAAAAAATCTTATCAGTAATTTTAAGTATATCTTTTTTTTCTTGTGAAGAAAAGCCACTCTGTGGTTTGTTAATACTACAGATGACCGCCGAGCTACTAGTAAATATTGTTATTCTTGCATTCTTTCTTAATTCAGGTGCTACGAACTTGTCATCGTGGGCGGCGAAAACTAGTGATATATAATTATGCCTTCCTTTAAAAAAGATAGATTCAAATACATTTGCTTCTCCTTTTGAAAATAGCTTCATCCATCCTTTAAACAATTCAGAACAATCATCTATGATAATCATAAGTCTAGGATTAACATCTAGATATTTTAAAGTAATAGTTTCTTTATCTGTCAAATCTAATTTTTCTAATTTAGATTGATTCTCTCGTATAATAGTTTTATATAATTTTTTAATACTGTTATTTTTTGTTTTTTCAATCATAGCAACTTGAGATTTGATTTGGCCGTAATCAAGCGATTTATCATTATGAACAGCGTTAATAGAAGAGATAGTTTTATCTTTTATTGTCTTCAATACTATTTGGGCATTTCTATCATTGGCTTTCATAAATAAACTTTCTAAATTAATATTATCATTTGCTATATTATAAATCTGAGTTACATTGCCTTGCCTGTTCCAAATCTTCTGCAAACGCTCTTTTGTCAAGTCTTCTATAATACAGCGATCGGGTAATTTCTTTCTATAAATATCAGAACTAGTATTAGGAGTTATAACGAGATAATTTGGAATATAGTGTTTGCAGAGATATAGAATTTCTGTTATTATTGTTGATTTACCTGAAGATGAAACGCCAAATATTAACGTAGTCTTATCTACGTGATTAGCTGATGATTTTTCCAACCAATGAATAGGAGTATGATCAAATGTATAGATTGTTTTTTTATCGTGAAATGTCGACATATATATCTTTATTAAATTATGTTTTTAAATACAGATTTTTTAAACATTAAACATATTTTTAAAATACATAATTTTAAACATTAAACATATTTTTAAAAAACTTTATTTAAAATATACATGCCAATAATATTAGATAAAGAATTATATGCCATAGCTAGAAAAAAAGCCGATGCTATATATAAGAAATCTAGTGCTTATAAAAGCGGATATATAATTAAAACATATAAAGAATTAGGAGGTAAATATAAAGATGATCATAAACAAAAAAAACTTGCACGTTGGTTTAAAGAAGATTGGAAAGACATAGGCCATAAAGAGTATCCAGTATATAGACCTACGATACGAGTTAATAAAGGAACGCCACTTACATATGATGAAATAGATAAAAAGCAATTAAAAAAACAAATCAAATTAAAACAAGTAATAAAGGGTGATAAGAATTTACCTAAATTTAAGAGTAAGTAAAAAAGTATTTTACATTATGTGTAAAAAAGTATTTTACATTATGTGTAAAAAAGTATTTTACATTATGTGTAAAAAAATATTTTAGCATAGTATATGGTAAAAGTGTGCTATTCTAATTCAAATACATCATTCGCATTCTCTACATCTAAATCATCAAATGTAATATCGGTTAATACTTTCTCAGGTTCTTCACCTTCTTCATTGGATTCTGAATCTACTGGTGTCGCATGGTCCTCTCTTACGAACTCGCCAGAAGTTGTATCTGTCCCCGATGTTCCATTTGATTCATCAGTATCATTATTTTCAATTGGATTAAATATTATAGGTTCGGGTCTTGAGAATAATCTTTCCTGCTTCATGATTAGAGTTTCAAAATACTTTATTAGACCATTCGCCAATTGTAGATAGGATTTATTTACATTATGTAATTTAATAAAAATACTAGAAAGAGTCTCAGAAAGAAAATTAGCATAGTTTTTAGAAGTTAGTTTATATTTATATTCTTGATCTAATTTATGAAAGTCATCGGTAATGTTCGGCATATGCTTTTTGATATCTGTACTATTAATATTCTTTTGAAGTATAATTATATCTTTTAATTCCTGTGATAGAGTGGATACATCTTCATAATTTAATACTGTATTATACAATCGCACAATTTGTAAAATATATCCTTTTAATTTAAGTGCTTGGGTTTTATATAATCCCACGGGGAACCTTACACTATTTGGAAAATATTTTGTTTTAATATTGAGCTCATCCATTAGATTTATATCTGTTATAATTTCTTCAAAATTATGAGGCACGTTGGGGTCGTTCCTCTCTATTGGATTGCTAACGGGTGTAATTTTAATGGTATCTGATGGACTTTGCTCACTGAATTTTTTTTCAGAAAGTAAAACTATATTATGAGGTTGCACACCGCTCTTTTCCATATCCTCCCATCGATATTCTTCAGTTAGACCTATATTTAATAATAAAGAATATTTAACATTACTCAACTTGGACCATTCTGCTAAATTCTTCATAGAAAATACATAAGCATCATTAACGCTAGTTAAAGAGTTATTACGTTTTGAGTTATCTTTTGAATTATTATTGGCATGTTTTAATTTTGATAATATCAATCCCTGATTTTTACCTTCGACTTTTTTAAACCTATCTACGTATTTGTTATAATAAGTCTTATCCATGGAATCTAATTCATTTGTAGAGATATTACACTTTTTACATTTATCATCTTTAATTTCGTGTAATTCATTTACTGGACACCTATCTTTGTAATATTGAAAAAATGCACTTATATGATCTAGCTTTTTAAACACTTCATTAAAGTTTTCTAATTGACCTGCTTTAATAGTTGAATTGCGAATTAATTCTTTACAATATTGACATCTTTCATTTACTAATGTATATCTTGCAAAATCAGCAATCTTTTTATCATCTTTGCTTTTAACTATATCAGTCGCTTCTTTAACTGATAATTCAACGGTCTTAGATCCATCTTTAAATATTAAATTATTAATCTTGTGTCTTTGCCCTGTCGAGCAATAGAACTGGGTTAGATCTAAATGAGTATAGTCGAATGGTTTATTATTAAACTGTATTTTGAAGGATTGTATTGTGTTCTTCTTCTTGTCCTCCTTCGTGATTTCTTTTTGTAATGTTAATACATGATTATACTTTTCATAGTAATCATTAACTATAGGACTCTTTTTAAGAAAATTATGTTGATTAATTTCTTCCATTGTATAATCGTATATAGACATGAATGATTCCCACGCATAATCATTATACGTCGACTTTTTAAATCTTTCTGGTAATTTAATAGTTCCATACGGGGACTCTGTTTTAATATTCGAATTAATCTGATTTTCTGTTCTACCTAATATATGAGTAAAATCATCATGCTTTAAATTTTGATTATATAGTTTTTTAACATAATAAATATAATCATAAAATGAATCACCAGATTCTATTTTTTTAATTATAGAATCCTTTTCTTCATTTTCTTCTTTATTATTAATATTTAAAATACTTAAAGCCCATGGATAAGCCTTTTGAAGGAATTCTTCTCTAATACTATCTGCACTAAATAAAGGAGATTTCTTGATTGTTATATCTTTAGATATTAATATTAAGTTAATACTAGTTAGTAGAAGAAATTTCTCATATACCTTTTTATCATTGGTCACCGCTCCTCCTTTATAGCTGTATTTTTTTTCTTTGTTATGTTTTGATTCTTTAGTTGATTCTGTAGTTGATTCATCATCAGCAACATATTCAGAACTAGTCAAGACATCTTCTTTTATACTATTTATAGGAGGTGATTTGATTCCTTCTTGATTTTGTAGTTTATTATATTCTTCTTGATTTTGTACTTTAGTGAAAGTTTTATCCCTTCCTTTTCTATTTGGGTCATCCCTTCCTTTTCTATTTGGGTCATCCCTTCCTTTTCTATTTGGGTCATCCCTTCCAAATATCATCTTAGTAGGATTGTTTAATAACATTACTGATAAGATAGCATATATATAAATATTAGTGTAAATTATCAATATATCGCGAATATTCGCTGATATATTTGTTTTGTTATTTAATAGTCGTATTTCTTCTTGGTGAATGACTTCATATAAACCACTGACTATAGAATTTATTAAAGGCTTAATAGGCATAGGCTTTATGAATTTTATATAGGTGGTAATTATAAAGATAGTTTCCTTCCATATTAATGTTTTAATAGGATTATCAAAATCATTATTTGAAAACTCATTACGTTCTGAAAATCTCACCCCTGACTCATTATCCGCTTCTAAAAGTTGCGAACCGCATATTTTACAGAAATAACCAGCAGTAGTTTTTGGCAATGCGAATTCCTCTACAAATACTTTAAACAATTCGGTATTTAAATCTCTTTGCTTAAAATGTTTAATTATAGTTTCGGCTTGTCTTATTAAATGATAACATATACCATCTTGTCCCAATCCAATATCCAATTGCTTATGTAGATTGGGAAACATGGCTTTAATTTTATTTAAATTCTTCTTGATATTTTCATTGCTTATATCATTAAATGATTGTTCAAATGTATTAAATAGCTCTTGATTCTCTGCAGATATACTTTTTATATTTATCTTCTTATTATATTCTAAGTTTACAACTGTTAATTGTTTCTTGTCTAGGTCATCTAATTCATCAGTGCCATATTTATCAAATGCAATAAGTTTCTTTTGAATGATTTGTAATTTTTGTTTAAACCCTTTTTGTTTCCATTCTATAAACTTTTCATTATTTTTATATACAGTTTTCTTTTTATCTAATAGACCTGAAAATATAGAAGAGTCAATTCCTAATATCTTTCCCGTATTATAAATATAATCAAAGCTATTATTTTCCAAGAACAAATATTTTTCTGCATATGAATTACTTTTAACAATTATTTTAAAAGCGGATGCTATTTTCTCCTCTACTAGATCCATCTTTTTATAATCTGTTTTAAAAAATTCTATTTGCTTGAATAACTTATTAACATGATTATTCATTTCTAAACTCGTCAATAAAAAATTAGAAGAGTACCATTCGTACATGACTAATAAATACTGTATAAGTATTTTTATCTTGTTCATTGCGTCCTTTTCATCGAAGAATAGTATGGTCTTGTTTTTGTTTAAATGGAATTCAAGGCCAAAATTAGTAATGGATTGTTGTGTAAATCTCAATGTTTGAAAATTATACAAGCCATATGCTTGAGCAAAATCATTTAATCTAATACATTCAAAATAAACCACTGCATGATTATAAATACGTAATAATTTATCGGGAATCATAATACCCACAATATTCATTTGTTTATTTGAAGGTATAATGGTGTTTTGCATTGAAGGTTGTGTTTTAGTTTGTGTCTTGCCTGTGTGTATCTTAGTGGCTTGTGTTTTAGGTTGCATCTTTATAGGTTGCATCTTAGTGGTTTGTGTCTTGGTATCTTGCATCTTAGTGGTTTGTGTCTTGGTATCTTGCATCTTAGTGGTTTGTGTCTTGGTATCTTGCATCTTAGTGGTTTGTGTCTTGGTATTTTGTTTTTTAGCCTTGCCTCCGTATTTTGCATTTGCAATCAAGTCTTCATCAAAAATATAACACAAGATAGGTTCCTCATGTTGTAGAGTTATATGATAACGATCTACTATCTTTGCTTCTATTTTATTCTTTTTGTTTGTAATATTAATAGTTTTATTATCGGATTTATCTTCTTGAATAATAATAGGATGAACATAGCTAATACAATATTTGAGTAATAAGGATATTACATTCGTATCAGGGATTTCCATTTTATTCGCATAATCTTCCATTTCGTAGAATGATTTAAAATGAAATCCTTGTATTAGTGAATTTTTTTCTCGTTTTTCATATTCTAATAATTTTTGGTTTTCATTAGATATAATTATATCCGCTTTGGGTATATCGAATATAAGTAATTGTGTTTCCTCCATCTTTATAATTTAATAAATTTATAATTTTAACATTTTAATTTTAACATTTTAATATAAACCATAATTAATATATTTTATATTATGGATAATTCCTACGATAAAAAAACCATTTATACATTTAGTATAATAGGTGCTCACTTAGTTGAGATCTTTTATATTCATTTATACAATGAAGGCGAAAAATTAAAAATAAGCAAGACAGCAAAGACACAGACTGAAGGATATAAATTTGCCGTTCATTCGTTTATATCTTCTATGAATAAAAACTCAAAAAAATACAAACCTAAATTTTATAACGAACTATTAATAGGACTTACTGAATACTTTTCAAAATACACAGATAAGCCATCGCTTAAATTGAAGGGATGCGTTGATATAGTAGTCACTGAATTTGTCCCAAGTGCTTATTTTCAAAGTGCCTCTAATGAACAAAGAAGATTTTTATTCGACAAGATTTTAAACAATGGTATTAAAAAATTAACAGAATTTATTTTTGGTGAATTTCTATCAAATGTTATCGATGACCATGATAATCAAGATAACGTAGAAAAATTAAAAGAGTATATGGTAGATATTTTTTCAAATGAACGACAAAATCTATATAGCGAATTATTAGTAGGAGTTAGCAGTAGGCAATCGACAGAAACTATGGCTATTAATAACTATAGAACTGAAATTAAAAAATTAAAAGCAGAACTATTAGATGCTAATAAAATGATTACAGAACTAACTACTATATGCACAGAGAGAGCCAATGGATTAAAAAAGGCTATGACAGCATGTCGCGGTCTTCTCATGAAGTGCAATGGTAAGGATGATGAAATCAAATTA